GATGGCAAATATGGTGAAGAACATACAAACGGCCAATCAGCAGTTAGAGCTTTACAATCACTAACAGATTATGCTAAAGAACATTATGTTAATGTTATTTGCATAGGCCAAGTTAATAAAAGCGGAAACATGGCAGGTAGTCAAAAGCTTAAGCATATGGTAGATGCTATGCTTCATTTATCTATAGAAAAGAAAGATGAAGATTTTAAAGGTCTACGTGTTCTAGAAACTATTAAAAACCGATTTGGCGGTGCAGGATGGACTTTCTTTATGGATCTTAAACAAAACGGCTTTGAAGAAATAGCTAGAGTTGGAGCAAGATAAAAGTGATTAAAGCTATTTTAATCTTTATGTTAGGTTCTACGTTTGCTTTTTTGCAAAATAATATGCAGTTTATTAATCCTAACTGGAAAGATAAAGCTTTTATAATTGCACTAATATTTGCAGTCCCTACAAGTTTATGTTATATACATTCTTATGGCTATTTTGTTAATCAGTTTGAATCAGCATGGTCAGGTAAATTTGTACTCTTTGGTATATCTTATATACTTTCACCTATATTAATCTTTTTGTTTTTAGGCGAATCACCTTTTAACTTAAAAACAATGTTATGCATGTTCTTCAGTATTGTTATTGTTGCAATCCAAGTTAAATTATAGACGTGTATTTTGTTTTCTTTTGATTTATAATAAATCATAATTTACAATCAATCATTATTTAAAGGAATATTAAAATATGAATATTTCAAGCTTTATCTCAATTTCTTCTAAACTTCCCCCACATGTTGCTGTTCTTATGAGAGGTTCTACAGGTATTGGTAAATCAGCAATTACAGCACAGATTGCACAAAACATTGCACTTCCTTTAATTGATGTACGTGGATCAACTATGACTGAAGGTGATGTAGGCGGTTATCCAGACGTTGAAGGCATGAAAAATAAAAAGGTTATGACCTTTTGTATGCCAAGCTGGTTTATCCGAGCCTGTGAAGAACCTGTTGTTTTGTTTCTTGATGAACTTAATAGATCTCTTCCAGCTGTTCAACAATCATTCTTTCAAATCGTACTTGATCGATGTTTAGGCAATGATGAACTAGGTAATGCATATCAACTACACCCAGAGACACGAATCTTTGCAGCTGTAAATCATGGTAGTGAGTATGACGTCAATGAAATGGATCCAGCTTTACTAAGACGCTTTTGGACTGTTGATATCAATCCTTCTCCTGAAGACTGGTTTGCTTGGGCAAAGAAAAATGATATTGATCCTTTGATTATTGAATTTTTAACTACAAGAACATTACATCTTGCACCTGAACCAAGCAGCTTCGAACCAGGCACAGTATTTCCAACGCCAGCTTCTTGGACAAGACTTGATGAAAGCTTAAAGTTTTCTAAGCTATCTTTATTAGGTTCATGCAAAGAGCAAGATAATAAAGCACTTATTTTTAATCTTGCTAGTGGATTTATCGGAAATCCTACTGCAATAGAATTTACTGACTTTGTTGAAAAATATAAAGTTAATGTTACGCCTGAAGATATTCTTGATAGATTTGAGTCTGTTAAAGAAAAAGTCGAGAAAATGTCTAATGATCGTTTAAACTTACTAATTGAAAGAATTGCTGAATTTGGTAAAGAAAATGAATGGACAGTATCACAGGGAGAAAATGCAGCTAAGCTTGGAAAATTAATCTCTGAAGAAATGTTATTGCATTTCTGGAATAAAGTTACTGAAACAAAGAACATGAAAACTATTCAAAACTTTCATAAGTTTATTGGTAACTACTTGGTTGAAGTTGTAAATAATAGTAAAAACTTAAGTTAAACTAATGCATGTAAATTTGTAAATTAAATTATATAATAATCTCATAAGGACCTATTATCAACTTAATTTTAAAGGACTTAAAATGAAAGATACAACAAGCAATGATCTGCCTACTGCAGACTTAGAAGTATCTCAAGAAAAGCTAGATAACTTTAAATTATCTAATCACTTAGTTGACTTATTGTGGAATGAACCGTTTTACAGCTGCATTCTTAGAAGCTTAACAAAAATAGAGACAGACCAGATTCCAACTGCAGGTGTACTTGCTAAAGACGGTAATATTACTATGTGGTGGAATAGAAGATTTCTTGCTAGTCTAAAGCCAAATCAAGTAAAAGGTTTACTTAAACATGAATGTTTGCATTTAGTTTACCAACATACAACAACTAGACGTAAGACTCCTCACATTATTTGGAATTATGCAACAGACTTAGCTATAAACAGTACTATACCTTATAGTGAATTACCTGATGGTGGATTAGTTCCAGGATATAGACTTCCTCCTTTAAAAGAAGCAGTTATTAATAAGATGACTGATGCACAACTTAAGACACATAAAAAGCTTGAAGAATTAATATACAATTTGCCTTCAGACAAAACATCAGAGTTTTATTTTGAAAAGCTTATGGAAGACGATGAGCTTGCAGAACAACTTCAACAAGAAGGAAATTGTAGTTCTTCTGGAATGGGCTTTGATGACCATGAAGGCTGGGATGAACTATCTGATGCAGAAAGAGAAATGGTTGGTCAAAAGATTCAAGAGGCTTTAAAAGGTGCAGTGAACGAAGCTAATTGTAAAGGTTGGGGTTCCGTTTCTGCACAAAAAGCTTCTGAATTAAACAAGATGGTTTCTAGAAACATTAATTGGGAAGATATCTTAAGAACTTTTTGTGGTTATACATCAAGAGACGAAAGACAGTCTTCTAATAAAAGACTAAATAGAAAGTATCCGTTTATACATCCGGGAAGTAAAAAGATTTATAAACCAAGAATTGCTATTTATGTTGATGAAAGTGGATCAATGTCAAGTGAGTATCTTGAATTAATTTATGCTGAGCTAGAAAACTTAAGCAAGAAAACTGATTTTTATCTCTATAAATTTGATGCTGAAGTTAATGATAAAGAAGGTTTCCTATGGAAAAAAGGTAAGCGTTTAAAAATAAATAGATCATTAACAGGTGGCACAAGCTTTAGTGCAGTAACAAAACATGCATTGAAAAACAAGAAAAAATTTGATGGTTACGTCATTTATACAGATGGTGAAGCATCTAAACCAAAATCTTCAGTAGGACTTAAAAGAGCATGGCTTTTATATCCAGGCGCTGATCTTGTATTTGAAAAAGATCGTGCTGATACTTTGATTTCCATGAAATACTAAGGTAAATAAATGTTATATCACTTTAGAGGTGAAACTTTTAAACTAGAAAACAAAAATGATGATATTAAATTATATCATAAAGCAGTTAATAAGTGGTCCAAAGGTTGGACTTACGTAGGCACATTTAAAACAGAAGACAAAGCACAAACAGCAGCAAAAAAATATACACTTTAAAAAAGGAAAAACAACATGGCACATTTAAAACGATATCAATTAACTTTACGTAATCACGGACTTCGAGACTATGACGTTGAAAAAGTAAAGTATGTTTTTGAATCAACATCACCTAAAGACGCAATTCGTAGAGTTAGTAAAGTATATAATCTATGTGAAAGAAATAACGTAAGAATTTCTTATTACGCTAAGCAGTTTTTAGAAGCTTTAGCAATCTCTGCAGAGACTGATTTACATGAAGTAAAATAGATTTCATACATGCATTATGTATTTTTTTGTTTTATAATAAAATATAATTAATAAGAATTATCAACATTAAAAAAAGGACTGAAACGTGGACTTAAGTATTGTATATGACTTTATTGAGAAGATGAACTCTTCTACTTCTTCTAATGACAAAATTGACTTAATTAGATTTTCTCACCCTACAACTAGAAAGGTTCTATACTACACATACAATACATTTCAGCAATACAATATTACACCAAAGGTTTTAAATAAAAGACCAGATCTTTGCAATAAGAATACTAGGTTTGAATCTGTTTTTGAGTTATTAGACTCTTTGAATAATAGGATGATAACAGGACATAAAGCTGTAGAGGAAACAAACGGATTTATTAATAATAATCCAGACTCTAAAAATTTGTTATATTTAATGTTGGAAAGAAATCTGAAAGTTAGAGCTTCTGTTAAACTTATTAACAAAGCTTTACCCGGGTTTATTCCAGAATTTAATGTAGCTCTAGCTAATAAATACGATGAGAAAACAAAAAAGAAAGTAGACTTAGAAAACGATGATTGGAATGTATCAAGAAAACTTGACGGTGTTCGTTGTCTTATTGTGGTTAACGAAAAAGGAAAAGCAAATTCATTTTCAAGAGCAGGAAAACAATTTCATACATTATCCTTGGTAGAAAAAGAAATTGAAAGCTTAGGCGTTAAAAACGTAGTTTTTGATGGCGAAATGTGTATTGTAAATGAAAACGGTGATGAAGACTTCCAGAACGTAATGAAAGAAATAGGTCGTAAAGATCATGTAATTAAAAACGGATTATTTCAGATGTTTGATTTTATTCCACTAGAAGTTTTTAATGCTGGCACCTCTACTGATAGTTTGTTTTCTTATAGGCTTGGGTCATTAAAAGTTCTTTTATCTTATCATAAAGACTTAAAGCACATTAGTATTCTAAATCAAATACCTATATTTAGCTTTGATGAGTTAGAAAGATATATGCAAAAAGCATCTGATAAAAACTGGGAAGGTGTAATGATTAGAAAAGATGATCAGTATAAAGGTAAAAGATCTAATGATATACTCAAGGTTAAAACATTTCACGATAATGAGTATAAAGTAAAAGAAATAATTACAGGTCCATTTAGATATGTTAAAGAAGGCATTGAAGTTGAAGAAGAAATGTTAAGTGCTGTATTGATTGAACATAAAGGATATGATGTTAGAGTTGGTTCTGGATTCACGATAGATCAGAGAAAACATTTATTTTTAACACCTAATGATATCTTAAATAAAATCATCACAGTTCAGTACTTTGAAGAATCACAAAATCAAGAAGGTGGTTTATCATTAAGATTCCCAGTAATCAAAGCCATTCATGGTGAAGAAAGAAATACGTAATAAACAATTTAAATAATAATTCAAATATAACCTGCTTCTTGCAGGTTTTTTTATGCCTGCAAAAAGATATATATAATTAAATTAACGTCTACAAAAAAATTAAATAAACAATAGTTTTGACGAAACTAGGGGCATGCATGTCAAAGAACAATAAGAATATTAGAACAATGAAACATTTCAAGAAAGGCTTCGAATGAAAAATATAATTTTAATAACACTTTTTTTTAGTAACACTTATGCACAAGGAATTGAGTGTGACAACAACTTTAGCGACTGCGGAACACCTGAACAGAGTGGCGGAGGAGGTGGCGGAAAAGGTTCTGTTTTAATAGCAAATACAGACTTAGGCGATTCATATCAACATGCAGATGATTATGATGATGATGGAATAGAAGACCCATCTGATAATTGCATGAGAGACTATAATCCTCAGCAGTTAGATTCTGATGGTGATAGTATTGGTGATATGTGTGACAATTGTATATCTATCTGGAATGTGTCTCAAGAAAACGCCGATGGCGACATGTCAGGAGACTTTTGTGATGATGACATTGACGGTGATAGTATATTAAATTCTGCTGATGAATGTCCTTATCAATGGGGAAATTCATTTT